GACGAAATAGACATTATGGTACATGATGGTGCTGATTGGAAAGGTTACGCAAATGAATTTGCAACAACTGATCCAGCAGGTCCAATTGTAAGTGCTACTGCTCCAACAGAGCAATCAGACGGTACTGCATTAGTAGATAATGATCTTTGGATTTCAACAGCAGATCTAGAAAACTTCCCAACTGTATATCGTTGGAATGCAACATTAAGCTCTTGGGCGGTTGTTGATAAAACAGATCAAACTACTGAAAACGGAATGCTATTTGCAGACGCACGTTGGTCAACAACAGGCGGCACAGCAACAGCACATACAGCAGGCGATATAGTAGATATGCTATCAAGCAATTATCTAGATCCAGATGCTCCGGATCCAGCACTATATCCAAAAGGTATGCTGCTATGGAACCTACGTAGAAGCGGATTTAACGTTAAGCGTTTTGAGCGTAACTATGTAGACACAGGTGAAACTAACCCACGTCAGTCAGATGCAAGTATGGCAAACTACTATCCACATCGTTGGGTAACTGACTCATCAAATCAACCAGACGGCTCGGGTACATTTGGACGCCACGCACAGCGTAAGTCAGTTGTACAAGCACTACAAGCAATGGTTAACGGTAACCAAGATATCAGAGATGACGAAACAAGAGTATTCAATATAATGGCTACTCCAGGTTATCCTGAACTAATTGGTGAAATGGTAACTCTAAACTATGACAGAAAGCTAACAGCATTTGTTGTAGGTGATACACCATTTAGACTAACACCAGATGCAACATCACTAAACAACTGGGCAACAAACGTTGCACTAGCTGTTGAAGATAACGATGACGGTGCAGTATCTAAAGACGAATACTTAGGCATGTATTACCCAAGTGGCTTTACAAGTGATAACGCAGGTAATAATGTTGTTGTTCCAGCTTCGCATATGGCGCTAAGAACAATAGTATTAAACGACCAAGTTGCTTATCCTTGGTATGCTCCAGCAGGCTCAAGACGCGGCGGAGTTAGCAATGCTTCAGCAGCAGGTTATATTAATGCTGAGGGAGAATTTGTTTCAATTGCACTAAATGCAGGACAGCGTGATGTACTATATTCAAATAGCATCAACCCAATTACACCAGTAGCTGGTGCAGGATTGTTAGTATTTGGACAAAAAACTCGTGCTAGAAGTGCAAGTGCATTAGACAGAGTTAACGTTGCAAGACTAACAGTTTACTTACGTAGACAGTTAGAAATACTTGCAAGACCATATCTATTTGAACCAAACGATGCAGCAACAAGATCACAAGTTAAAGCAGCAGCAGATGCGCTACTACTAGAACTTGTAAATCTAAGAGCATTGTATGACTTTGTAACTGTATGTGATACAACAAATAACACTACAGCTAGAATAGATAGAAATGAGTTGTATTTAGATATAGCCATTGAGCCAGTTAAGTCAATTGAGTTTATTTACATTCCATTGAGAATTAAGAACACAGGCGAAATAGCAGCATTAGGTTAATGCTAAAATAAGGGCTCTTTAATTAGAGCCCTTAATATGATAAATACTACTGTATTAGGAGAATAGAATGCCAGTAACAACATTACAAAATTTATCAGTTCCGTTCGAGGGTGAACAGAACTCATCGCTATTGATGCCAAAGCTTCAATATCGTTTTAGAGTATCATTTACAAGCTTTGGTGCAACTGTAGACGACAACGTAAAAGTCATGCAAGCACAAGTTGTAGATGTAACTCGTCCAAATTTAACATTTGAACAAATCACATTAGATGCTTATAACTCAAGAACATATCTTGCAGGTAAGCACACTTGGGACCCTATCTCGCTTACGTTGCGTGAAGATTCAAGTAACAATGTACAAAGAGCAGTTGGCAGCCAGCTACAGAAACAGTTCGACTTCTTTGAACAAGCTAGTGCAGCATCAGGCGGCAACTACAAATTCCAAACTGTTATTGAAATGCTAGACGGCGGCAATGCAGGTGTAGGACCACAAGTTTTAGATAGATTCGAACTTAAAGGCTGCTACATTGAATCAGCAAACTATAACACATTAGCATACGGCACAAGTGATGCAGTCACAGTTTCATTAAGTATCCGTTATGATAATGCTATACAAAAAGGTACTGACGGAGGCGCTGTAACTGGCGTTGGCGAAGTAACGCCTAGAGGGCTTGGTGCCGGCGTAGTATAAAATACTTAGATTGGATTCTATTCAAAACGGAGGCTTTACGTCTCCGTTTTTTTTTAGATAAATACATTATGGCATATCAATATAGTAATAACAATAATATACATTTAAAAGATGCACAACATGCACAAAACTTTTATACACAAAGTTCTTTGAGGTTTGCGCCAAATGTAAAGTATCTTTACCATGTTGTCTTTAATTTAAAAAAAGCAGTAGGTGTAGGTGCTACACCAAACGACGAAGTTGCAAGATTTGCGCCAAACACGTCGAGGCTTTTAAAAGAAATTGCAGTGATGGTTAAAACAGCAGATTTACCTCAATATACTGCAAGTGTTGATACTAAAAATCAATATAATAGAAAAAAGAATATTCAAACTAGGATCGATTATTCTCCCGTTACTATAACACTTCATGATGATAACAGTAGTGTAACATCTACTATGATGAAAGAATACTATAATTATTATTATACAGACGGCGTGAATTCACCGACAGCATATTCTACACGTAACAAATATAATTCAAATAATAGATCTAGATACGGTTTAGATAACGATAAAACTGATACATTTTTTGATAATATTAAAATATTCCAATTAGGTAGACAGCGATGGTATAGTTATACATTAGTAAACCCTCTTGTTACTTCTTGGGGGCACGATTCATTAGATTATTCCGATGGTGCAGGAACACTTGAAAATACTATGACAATAAATTATGAATCAGTATTTTACGACAACGGTAAGGTAGGCGAAAATAGTGAACCTATTAACTTTGAAGATCCTAGCTTTTATGATACAACTCCTAGCCCGTTAGAAGCAACTGGATCATCCGGATGGGTGAATCCTGATATTTCAAATGTGATACCTTCACCCGTTAGCGGATTAGTAAATACTCTTAACACAATTACTAATATAGCAAACACGGCATCTACAGTGGCAAATGTATTTAATCAGTTCGAAGGTTTATCTAGAGGAGCACAAATAGGCTCTGCTGCAATACTTGCAAGTAGATTGATTCCTCAACAACCAACTGTTTTATCAGGAGCACAAATAGCATCTGAAATTAATGCTTCACCTCAATTTGGAGCAGTGTTAACTAAACAGGCTGTACTAAAAGGATATGTTCCTGGTTTTGATTCAACTAATGCATGGCAATACGACGAATTAAGTACAACGGAAAAGAATGATATAATGAATGATGTGTTTGCAAAGTCGACACAGGTTGAAGAAACAGCAGAGTCATTACCAATTAAGAGACTTGCAACAAATATAATTCAAGGTGGATAATATGGAATATTTTGATCAAGATAATTTTTTTGATAGGCAGGATAATGAAAGAGTGCCTGTTACATCTAATGAATATAATGCATTAAATGGATATTTTGAAAAAAGAGGATTTAGTAAATCAAGTTCTAGAAAAATATCTGTAATGCTATTAGAACAAGCAAATAATAATAACATTCCAGTATTTCAATTAATAGATACACTTAATGGGTTATCACCTGTAGAACTTAACACTACGATATCTCAAATTTTAAATTTTAATAGAACTAAATCTAGCACAATAGGTTTTTCTCAAAATTTAGAATCTGCTAATTTTAGTCAAAGAAATATTATAATTTAAAATGGCTAGGTATGCACAAGGTAAGTATACGATTAAAAATCCTGAAAAGTATGCTGGTAACAAAGCTCCCACATATCGAAGTGGATGGGAATTTCACTTTATGAAATTTTGTGATGAGCATCCTTCTATTACACAATGGGCAAGTGAAGCAATACGTATTCCTTACAGAAATCCATTAACTGGCAAACACACCATTTATGTTCCAGATTTTTTTATAGCATATAATGATGCAAAAGGCAGAAGCCATGCCGAACTTATTGAAGTAAAACCTAGTAATCAAGCTGTAAAAGAAAATCTAGGAAAATCAAAACATAACCAAGTTCATTATGTAATCAATCAAGCAAAGTGGGAAGCAGCACGAACTTGGTCAAAACAAAATAAAATTACATTTCGTATCATAACTGAAAAAGATTTATACCACCAAGGCCGCACACGTAAATAGGCTAAATACTTATGGAGAGGGCAAACTCCATAAATTGAGGGTAAGATTATGATAGATCCAATTACAGCGATCACCGCCGCTACGGCTGCATTTAATGGTGTGAAAAAACTAGTTCATGCTGGTAGAGAAATTGAAGACGTTATGGGGCAACTGGGTAAGTGGTACGGTGCTGCTGCTGATTTAAACAGAGCAGAAGCACAACGTAAAAACCCTCCAATCTTTACAAAATTATTTAATGGCGGCTCTGTAGAAGAAGAAGCATTAGCCATTATCGTACAGAAGAAAAAACTGGCAGAACAAGAACAACAACTCCAAGACATGCTGAACATAAGATTTGGTTATGGTACTTGGAAAGAAATGATCGAATTGCGTAGAAAAATACGTAAGGAACGCGAAGAAACTTTGTACAAGCAGCAAGAACGTAAGGCAGCATTTATGGAAGGTTTCCTTGTTATAATCCTACTTGTAGGCTTAGCTGGGTTGATAGGACTTTCTGTATGGCTAACAGGACTTGGTGCCGGCTGGTGGGGCTAAATTGTTATATACCATTAAGTAATGAAAATACATCCGGTACTACTACATATCAATCTTGGTATAATAAAAAACTAAAAACATAGTATCAAATAGATTAAAAGAAGATATTAAATTTTACGGCTACGAATTTTAACTAAATACTTCAAATAATATAGGTGTAATACTATGACTAAAAAACTTGAAGACTTGCTTAATTTACCTGATTCGAGGGAAATTATTAAAAATGCTGAGAAGCAAGAAAAACAGCAAGCAAAATACGAAATCAAAGAACAAAATAAAACAATTCGTGATATAGAAGAGTTTGATAAAATAACTTCAGCACTACCTGCAGTTAAAGGCTTAGGAGATATGGCTGATAAAGAACTTAACGAAGTTGCACAAAAAGCCATGGATGCATATGACGATTTAATGGACTTAGGTATGAATGTTGAGTCGCGTTATGCAAGCAGAGTATTTGAAGTTGCTGGCGGCATGCTTAAGACTTCTCTAGATGCTAAAACAGCAAAACTAGATAAAAAACTTAAAATGATAGAACTACAACTTAAAAAAGAAAAGCAAGATAGAGATTCAAATCCAAATAACAACGATATTGTTAATGGCGACGGATATGTTGTAACAGACCGTAATAGTTTATTAGCACAGCTAAAAGGCATGAATAAAGATAAATAGTATATAAGGAATTACGATGAGATCATTTACTGAAATACTAACAGAGTCTAAAAAGACTTATGAATTTAAAATGGGCGTTGCTGGCGAATTACCGAAAGAATTTGAAGATACTTTAGAAACTTCTCTAAAGAAATTTGACATCCAAAGTATCGGCGCAGGAAAAAAGACACCGATACAAGAACGTCCATTAGATTTTCCACAACTTCAAAATATGGAAGTTACTTACTACGATATTGAACTTGGCTATCCTACTACTCCGCAAGTAATGCAAGAGTATGTTGGACGTTGCTGCGGCATAGACCAAGCATATGTTATAGTAAGAGGGGCTAATGATCCTAGAGAAGATTACCAAGAAAAAGCTGACGAAGGTCCATATGAAACTTTGTTAACAACTGAAGAATTAAAATCAGAAAGTGCGCAAGAATCAGCAGGCGAAAGTCGTGTAATGGAATTATTAAAAGAGCTTGAAACAGCAAGAAAAGAGCGTGAGCACGATCCTGCCGCGGCAGCACCAACGGAGAAATAAAATGAATATGAAAAAATTATTAGAGTCAATGGACAACATCGAAGAGTGTGGCATGAATGCTAGTGCTGATCCAATGATGGCGCCAAAGCCAGCAGACGAAGGTATGCCAGTATCTATGAACATTAGTTTAAATGCTAGTGGTGAAAAAAATGTATCAGACTTAATTAACATGATGAAAAATGCAGGCTTGGGAGGCGCTGCTCAAGTTACTCCAGATATGATGCCACCGCGTCAAGATATGGAACGACTACGTGATATTGTAGACGAGCCAGCAGATGGATTAGCACCTGATGCAGATCAACTGCCAACAGAGCCGGAAATGGAACCTTCATTAGGTAAAGAAGAGATTGCTACAGACGACGAAGCTGATGTTGAAGGATATGCTAACGAACCAGAACCAGCATACGGTGACATGTCAGATGTGATACCAGACGGTAATGATTTAAACCGTAAGAAGAAATCACACCCACCAGTAGCAGGTGGTGATAATCCTATGGCACTTGCTGACGAAGATGAAACTACATATGCTATTAGAGGTAAAAGTCCTGAAGCACAAGAAGAATTATCACGTAAAGCAAATGCAAGTAATACAATGGAATCAAATATTAAATCAAAGTTAATGGCTGCACTATCTGAAAAGAAAAAACAACCAGATTTAAATGACGACGGCAAGAATGACTTCAAGGATGTTCAGATTGCACGTAAGAACGCAGCAGCAAAAGCAGCAGCTAAAAAGAAATAAGAACGTTCTACCGACAGAGCGAACGGCCCAAATAGCACCTTAGGGTGCTATTTTTTTGACTAAATATTACTATGGCAGCATCATTAGACGGCGTCTTAATTAAAAAGGCGAATAAACAAGAAACATTTACTGAAGAGCAATTAGCAGATCTAATGGCATGTATGGATCCTGAAACAGGATACTTACATTTTGCAAAGAATTTTGCATATATTCAGCATCCAGTAAAAGGTAAGTTACTATACAACCCTTTTAAATATCAACTCGGACTAATGGATAGTTACCATAATTTTAGATTTAACATAAACATGATGCCTAGGCAGACAGGTAAAACTACATGTGCTAGTATATACCTTACATGGTATGCAATGTTTGTACCTGATCAAACTATACTTATTGCTGCACACAAGTATACAGGTGCTCAAGAGATTATGTCTCGTATACGCTTTGTTTACGAGAGTTGTCCTGATCATATTAGAGCAGGTGTAACATCATATAACAAAGGTAGTATTGAATTTGAAAACGGTAGTAGAATAGTTTCGCAAACAACAACAGGCAACACAGGACGTGGTATGTCAATTTCGTTATTATACTGTGACGAGTTTGCGTTTGTGCAGCCAAACATTGCAGAAGAGTTTTGGACTTCGATATCACCTACACTAGCAACAGGTGGTCGTGCTATTATTACAAGCACACCAAACTCAGATGAAGATACGTTTGCTACTATTTGGAAACAAGCAGAAGACAAGTTTGATGCACACGGCAATGAAAACGATGTTGGCACAAACGGATTTCATAGTTTTAGATCAGAGTGGCACGAACATCCTGATCGTGACGAGAAATGGAAAGAGGAAGAAATTGGACGTATCGGTGAAGAGAAGTTTCGCCGTGAATACGGCTGTGAATTCTTAGTATTTGACGAAACTTTAATTAACTCAATTAAACTAGCATCTATGGGAGGCAAAAGTCCGTTAGTAAATATGGGACAAACACGTTGGTATAAAAAACCAACAGATGATTGCACATATGCAGTTGCATTAGATCCGTCAATGGGAACTGGTGGCGATAATGCTGCTATACAAGTATTTGAATTACCCAGTTATGAACAAGTTGCAGAATGGCAACATAACACAACGGCTATACCTGGACAGATCAGAGTGTTGGCGGACATCTGTAATTATCTTGTTTCTGAGACTGGTAATCCAAACGGAATTTACTGGAGCGTGGAGAACAATGGCATAGGCGAGGCTGCGCTTATCGTTATAAACGACTTCGGTGAAGAGAACATTCCAGGTTTGTTCGTCAGTGAGCCTATCCGCAAAGGACACGTTCGTAAATTCCGTAAGGGTTTTAATACTACGCATAGTACAAAAATTACAGCGTGTAGTAGATTAAAAACAATGATCGAAAATGACAAAATGATTATACACAGTAAGCCGTTCTTATCTGAACTTAAAAATTATATTGCTACCGGATCTAGTTATCAAGCTAAACTAGGACAAACCGATGATTTAATTAGTGCAACTCTTCTTGCGATCAGGATGATGGCAGTACTTAAAGATTGGGATCCTAGAATCTATAACACATTTACTCAAGCTGAAAATATGGACGACTATGAACCTCCAATGCCGATCTTCATAAGTACCAATTATTGATAAATACATTATGAAAGATTTAGATACAATAGGTAAAGATTTATTTGACAAAATCCGTGGCCGTTTCACTAGTGTAACTATTGGCGGCGAGGACGGTAAAGTTACTAATGAACCATCTAAAGCAAGATTCTTTGATTTTGAATATTCAGAATCTAGCAGAGCATTAGGTAATGTAAGTATTCAAATAAGCGAAGACGACGGACTTACAATAATTTATTCTAAAGACATTGTTGCAAATGAAGATAGTGTAACAAAGGATAACTGGTTTAACTTTTTAAAAGATATGAGGCAATTCAGTAAGAAACGCCTATTAGACTTTGATGTAAGAGACATCACTAAATCAAATTTAACAAAAAGAGATTACAAGTTTTTATCAAAAAAACGTTTCGGAGACGATAATATGAACGAATCAAAACTATATGGCACAGCACGTACTAGCTATCAAAAGGTTGGCGAAGCACGTATAATGATTAAGCACACAGAAAATGTAAACTTAGAAGCATCCAATCCACGTACAAAAAAGATTGGTACTATCTACATTGAAAGTGCAGGCGGTGAAAGATTTAAGTATCCATTTAAGCACCTAAGTGGCGCAAGAGCAATGGCTCGTCACGTAGCAGAAGGCGGCAACTTATACGATGATTTTGGTTCACACATTATTGGCTTATCAGAAGAGATGGCAAAACTACGCAAGTTTAAATCATATATGGGTCGTTCAGCAGTAATGGCTGAAAGCCTAAGCGAGTATGTTGATGTTGTTAAAGATCGTATTAATACAGTGAGAAAAACAATTACATCACTACAAAAACCAAAGTTTTATGCCGAAGCATTTGCTACATATGAAGCACCTATTTTAGAAGATGTGCCAGCAGACGTTGCAGAGAACTGGACTGATCAACTTACTATTAAACAGTTTAACGAAGAATTAGCAGATGTATTCCCATACATTTATAAACTAGTAAGCGAAGCAACAAAAGCACAAGAATTAGGACCAGATGATTTAGTAAGAGAAGCAAAAGCAGATCCTAAAGTTGTAGCAAAGGAAGAAAAAAATAAAAAAACTAAAGAAGAAATTGCTGTAGAGCATGGCTTTGAAGAAATGATGGGACAGTTTAGTGAAGGCGGCATGTCTGACATTGATATACAAGCACAGGAATTTGCACAAGATGCAGTTGAAATGGCCAAAGACATTCAAAAAGATGATTATTACTTTAGTGATAGTACATACTTTGAATTTACTGATGGGCTAGACATGGACAATGACGCACTGATAGATCATGATTTGGTACAAGCAGTGTTAAGAGCACTTCCAAACGTTGATATGGAACCTGAAGAAATCAAGCAAGCAGTTGATGCACTAGCAAACATGAACATCGGAGAAGACAACGAAAAACCAAAAGGTTCATTTGAACCACACCCTGGTGCTTTTGACTGGGATGCTAACATGGACGATGATGACGAAGACAGCGAAGTAGACAAAATAACACCTAAAAAAGACAAAAAGACACCACTAGGTGAGTTTATTCTAAGTTACTTTGATAGAGAAAACGGTGTATTTCCAAAAGGCGAAACTGCTGTATTAACTATGGTAGAAAAAGATTACGGCGAAGAGTTTATTAATCCTGCTAAGTCATTCATTGAGCAAGTGTCAGCAAAGTTCGAAGAATATGAAATGCGTAATCAACCACAGCAAATGGAAACAGATAACGAAGAGTACGATAGAATACGCGAGTTAGCTGGACTAAGATAAATCCAATAATAAAGCATTTTATGCTTGACAAGATAAATAATATCGTGTAGTATGTAATAGTGCTACACATTTAGGCACACGACTTAAACAAAGACATAGGCAACATTATAGGAGGCACAACTATGGCATCATTAGCAGAAATTAGAGCAAAGCTCAAAGAACAAGAATCACGCACAGGCGGTAATATAGCAAGCAGCGGCGGTGATAACAGCGTTTACCCATTTTGGAATATTAAAGAAGGCGAAAGTTGTACTTTCCGTTTCCTTCCTGATGGCGATGCTGACAACACTTTCTTTTGGAAAGAACGTTTAGTAATTAAACTTCCGTTCCAAGGTATTAAAGGAGAGACAGATTCACGTCCGGTACAAGTACAAGTTCCGTGTATGGAAATGTACGGCGATTCCTGTCCAATTCTACAGGAAGTACGTGGTTGGTTTAAAGATCCATCATTAGAAGATATGGGTCGTAAATATTGGAAGAAACGTTCTTATATCTTCCAAGGATTTGTAACTGATAATCCACTAACAGAGGACACTACTCCTGAGAATCCAATTAGACGTTTTATTATCGGTCCTCAAATTTTTCAAATTATTAAACAAGCTCTTATGGATCCTGACATGGAAGAACTACCAACAGATTATACTGCTGGTGTAGACTTCCGCCTTAACAAAACATCAAAAGGTGGTTATGCAGACTACGGCACAAGCACATGGGCACGTAGAGAGCGTCCATTAGGCGATGCTGAAATGCAGGCTGTTAATACACATGGACTGTTTAATCTTAACGATTTTCTTCCTAAAAAACCAGATGCAAATGCATTAAAAGTAATGCAAGAAATGTTTGAGGCGTCCGTAGACGGTGAAGCATATGATGCAGATCGTTGGAGTAACTTCTTCCGTCCTGCAGGTATGCAAGCACGTACAGGCGATCCAATGAAAGCAGCATCACCACAAGCAACTGCTACAAGTCAAAGTGCGCCAGCCCCTGCTCCAGCAGCAGACCCACGCATGGATGACATTCCTTTTAAGTCAACTGAAGAAGCAGCAGCAGAAGCAGCACCAGCAGCAGCCGCTGAACCTGCAGGCGGAGCACAAGACATTCTTGCAATGATTCGTGCAAGACAATCTCAATCATAAAATCATGTGGGGGAGAAATCCCCTACACTTTGGCTTAATAAGGAGTAACTATGGCTAAATCATTTGATGTTAGTAAGTTCCGTAAGGACTTAACAAAAAGCATATCAGGCATGAGTACAGGCTTTAATGATCCAACTGATTGGATTAGCACAGGCTCATATGCACTGAACTATCTTATTAGCGGCGACTTTCACAAGGGTGTTCCGCTCGGTAAGGTAACTGTATTTGCAGGCGAATCAGGCGCAGGTAAATCTTACTTTTGTGCAGGTAATATTGTAAAACATGCACAAGAACAAGGCATCTTTGTAGTACTAATTGACTCAGAGAATGCACTTGACGAATCATGGCTACACGCACTAGATGTAGATACATCAGAAGAAAAACTACTTAAACTAAACATGAGTATGATTGATGACGTTGCTAAAACTATTAGTACGTTTATGTCAGACTATAAATCTATGGCAGAAGAAGATCGTCCAAAGGTACTATTTGTAGTTGACTCATTAGGTATGTTACTAACACCTACTGATATTGATCAGTTTAACAAAGGTGATATGAAAGGCGATATGGGGCGTAAGCCAAAGCAATTGACCGCACTTGTTCGTAACACTGTTAACATGATCGGTAGTTGTAATGTAGGCTTAGTATGTACTAATCACACTTATGCATCACAGGATATGTTTGATCCAGATGACAAGATTAGTGGCGGACAAGGCTTTATCTATGCATCTTCAATTGTTGTAGCAATGAAAAAGATGAAACTAAAAGAAGACGAGGCTGGTAACAAAATTTCAGAAGTACGTGGTATACGTGCAGGCTGTAAAGTTATGAAGACTCGTTATGCAAAACCGTTTGAAGGTGTACAAGTAAAGATTCCATATGAAACAGGTATGAATCCTTATAGTGGACTAGTAGAATTGTTTGAAAAGAAAGGCTTGCTAGAAAAGCAAGGCAATCGCTTAAAATATATTGACGTAAATGGTGAAGAACATCTTGATTATAGAAAGGCATGGACTGGCGCCAAGCTTGATATGATTATGAACCAATACGCAGAAAAACTTGCTCCTGTGCTAAATAACGACACAGCAGACGCAGACCTTATTGATGAAAGTGAGGAGGAGTCTGTATAAATGAGGAGCAACTCGAAAATGAATGAAGAACAAATAGCAGATATTTGGTCTTTGTTTAAAGAATATTTAGACAAGAAACAAATCGAACTAGCCGCCGAAAAGTACGTAGATCTTCTTGCTGACTATGGAGTAGATGATATAACACTTAAAGATTGTTTAGGTGTTGAGTCAAGTCTTGATGCAGCAATTCAATACTACTTAGCAGATGAAGACGATGAAGATGACGACCTAAACGAATGGGAAGACTAGATGGGCTGGTATAGTGCAGTTAGCAGGGATATTAACCAGATCCCTGCTGCTATACAATATTTTGAAACAGAACTTGTAGACGCAAAATTAGAAGTAAAACTAAAAGGTAATGTAGAACGTGCAGCGTCTGAAATGCCTGGTATAGTTGAACATCGTTTTAATCAGTTACAAGAACTAGAAGCAATTCTAAACTACTTAAATATTGAACTACGTAGACTACGCAGTTCTTTCTTTAAGAAATATCTAGAAAACTATCAACGGGCACTGTCTAGCCGTGACGTAGAAAAATACGTTGACGGCGAGGCAGATGTCGTTGATTATGAAAAGATTATCAACGAGTTTGCTCTTATGCGTAACAAATGGTTAGGTGTGCTAAAAGCACTTGATCAAAAGCAATGGCAGATTACAAACGTAGTTAAACTACGAGTAGCAGGTATGGAAGATGCCTCACTCTAACTATCTTTACACATCTGGAGATACAAAATACTTTCAAGAACACATAATACCTCTTATTAAAAGTGCAAAGTATCATGCTCCGTTTCTAAATTATCATGTACATGTGTACGATATGCAGAGTGCAGACTTTAGTTGGTGCCTTAAAAATAATGTAAAGATTACTTATAGCGAAACACCGTTAGAATATAAAGGTAAAGAAAAGGATTATTGGAGTAATCATAGATTTATTATTCTTGCTGGCGTATTACCATTAGATGCTAATGTACTATCGTTAGACGCTGATAGTATCTTTGTAAGATCAATTACAGAAACTCAATTTGAAAATGACTTTAGTAACTGCTGGATTACACATCGAAAGAATATGAAAAAAGGTCCCTTAGCAAGTGCAGTAGGATTCAAAGCAAATAAGCATAGTAGACATATGTTAAGACAACTATTATCAGGTAAAAGATTACAATGGTTTGATGATCAACGTGCATTAGACGAATTATTTAAACAAGGCATTTTTGATAAAATGGATTTAAAATATTCTGATTATGATATGATTTTACCTAAATCAATTGTTTGGACAGGCAAAGGCCCAAGAAAAGAATTAATAAAATTTAAAAATAAACAAGATTATTGGAACAATCAGATTAATTAATAAACTATAACATTACTGATAATTATTAGTATGGACATAGTAATTGTTACAGGGGGGTTCGATCCTCTTCACTCAGGTCATATAGCATATTTTGAAGCAGCATCTCGACATGGAAAAGAACTATGGGTAGGTGTTAATTCAGATGAATGGTTAACTCGTAAAAAAGGCAGACCGTTTATGCCATGGTCTGAACGCAGTAGTATTATAAAAGCATTGTCTTGTGTAGATAATGTATTTGCATTTGATGACAGTGACAATCATGCTGTAAATGCTATACGCTACGTTTTCGAAGCAAAGCCAGAAGCAAATGTAATATTTGCTAACGGCGGAGATCGACAAAAAGGTACCACACCAGAAGTAGAGTTTGCAAAGGAACTTATCGAAGAAGGTAAGATAGCATTTCTATTTGGTATAGGCGGAAACGATAAAAAGAATTCAAGCAGTTGGATACTAAGCGATTGGAAGTCTCCTAAGACAGAACGTCCTTGGGGATTTTACAGAGTGTTAGACACAGGACCAGGGTGGGCAGTAAAAGAACTTACGATAATGCCAGGAAAGAGTTTGTCAGATCAACGACATTATCATAGATCAGAACATTGGCATGTAGTACAAGGTACTGTTACTATTGATACTGATTGGAATAACATAAAACAGACCAGTGATGTACACCCGCAGCAAAGTTATGATATAGGCAAGTTAGTATGGCATCGTCCATATAATAACACAGACAAGCCTGTTAAGATTATCGAAACATGGTTTGGAGATATACTAGAAGAATCAGATATAGAACGGAGAGAAGAATGAAAGTATTTGTAGGATACGATTCGAGAGAAGATATTGCATATCAAGTGTGTAAGCACAGCATTTTAAACAAACAGCCTAATGCAACTGTTACTCCGTTGATTCAAAAAGAATTAAGAGAACAAGGTCGTTATACTCGTCCAGTAGACAAACTTGCGTCAACCGAATTTACATTTACACGTTTCTTAATACCAGAGTTATGTAACTTTGATGGTTGGGCATTATTTATGGATTGCGATATGATACTGCTTACAGATATCAAAGAACTATTTGACCAAGCAGATGATAAGTATGCAGTAATGTGTGCTCATCACGATTACACACCTAAAGAAGGCACAAAGATGGATGGACAAACACAAACAGTTTATCCACGTAAAAACTGGTCAAGTGTAATGTTACTAAATTGCGGACATCCTAGCAACAAAAAACTTACACAAGACTTAGTTAATGACGAAAGTATTACAGGTGCATACTTGCATAGATATAGTTGGCTAGATGATTCTGAAGTAGGTGAAATATCACACGAATGGAACTGGTTAGTAGGTTGGTACAAACAACCAGAAGACGGCAAGCCCAAACTGTTACACTACACTGAAGGCGGCCCGTGGTTTGAAAATTATCGTAATTGTGAATATCATTACGAATGGAAAACTGAGCTCCATGAGATGATGAATGAAAATATTACTAATTAACACTATCGGGAGACATGTATGATTATACCGAAACATTTAGGAGGACATCAAGGTCATACTTGTAGAGACTATCCTGTATTAAAACATCTAAAACAACAGTTAAAAATTAAAAGTATGGTAGATATAGGCTGCGGCCCTGGAGCTGTAGCAGAAGATGCTGCAGAATTAAAAATAGATTGGTTTGGAATAGACGGAGATCCAAGGGTATGCCAAACTACAGATACATCCCTCTTGCATGATTTTACTATAGGACCTCCAGAAATAGACAAGACTTTTGATCTTGCTTGGAGCGTAGAATTTTTAGAACATGTTTATGAAGAATATATGGATAACTATATGCAAGTTTTTGCAAAGGCTAACTATGTTTGTTGTACAGCAGCACCGCCCGGAACTGGAGGTCATCATCACGTAAACGAGCAAGACAAAGAGTATTGGATTGATGCATTTAAACAATACGGGTTTACGTACAACGAAGACAGGACTATGTTACTACATAGAATAAGTAAAATGCGTAAAAAGTTTTTTAAACGTTCAGGAATGTTTTTTTATAAATGATATGTTTGAGCAAAAATTTAAATGACGAATATGTCAACATGTTTGCAAAAGGATCTAATTTACCATTAATGGATTATGCTGATGATCCTGGTGATATACCTATATTAATAAGAAGTATAATGAAGCGTGATTTAATATTTAAATGTTGGATAGAAGGCAGAACTTTTTTTTATATGGATAGCGGATACTTGGGAAATTATGTACAAAGTACTAAAAAGTATTGGCATAGAATAGTAAAAAATAATTTACAACATAGTGATGTAATTGATAGACCAGATGATAGATGGCAAAAATTAAACTATAATATATATAGTAAGAAAAAAGGAACACATATATTACTAGTTCCACCGAGTGAAAAACCTTGTAAATTTTACGGAATAGGGTTACAATCTTGGATTAAAGATACAATAAAAGAAATAAAACGACACACAGACAGACCTATTATAGTAAGAAAAAAATCAAAACGTCCTGAAAGATTAAAAAATCCTATCTGGGCTGCACTTGATAATTGTCATGCTTTGGTTACTTATCAAAGCGTAGCAGCAATAGAAAGTGTTCTATACGGAGTTCCTGCCATTACTCTTGCTCCTACTGCGGCTGATCCTGTTTGCGATAAAGACATAAGTTTAATAGAAAATTTAACTTACCAGCCAAAAGAAAAAATTGAGAAGTTTGCTCACCATCTAGCATACTGCCAATATAATACTGATGAATTTCGAGATGGTACAGCGTGGAGAATGTTAAATGCAAGTTAAAATTGCTATGATGAGTGCAGGAAAGAATAGAGAACGTGAGGTACTTAGATGTATGCAAACTGGTGTAGAATCTAAACTACTCCCAGACGACAGAGACTTATGGAAAGGTCAAAAACAGGCTTGCGCAAGTAAAGGTGAAGGGTTCGGTGTTGTATGCAATTACGATGAAAGAATAAAAACATCAGATGTTGGCATTTTTATTGGTAGTTGGAAAGCAAGAGATAACATTCATCATAATTGTAGAAATAGTTATGTACAAAATTGTAAGGTATATGTTTGCATCGAAACTTCGTTGTTAACACGAGTAATGTTTAGAGAAGACTTGTATCATAGAGTAGGTGTAGATGGTTTTTTAAATGGACATGGTTGGTTTAGAGATCATACAGTTCAATATCCACAAGATCGTTGGGATAAACTAGGAATGGCATACGAAGGTTGGAAAAAAAATAGAGGACCTAACATTGTAGTAGCACTACAACTACCAGGAGATGCAAGTCTACGAAATAATGATATAAATGAATGGTGTATAGATACGGTTAATAAAATTAGACAGTATAGTGATAGACCAATACAAGTAAGATTACATCCGGGTATTAGCGGTAAAGGGTTAACTAGTCATGATCCGTTATTTAGATACTTTGCTCTTAATCCTGTGCCAAATTTAACTTATGTAGACGGAAAAATTATAAGTTGGAAAGACCAATTAGAATCTGCGCATTGTGTAGTATCGTATACAAGTGGATTATCTATCGATTCAACAATTTATGGCGTTCCTGTAATAGCATGTGATGCTGGTAATTTTGCCTGGGGACTTGTTCCAGGCGGCATTGAAAGTATAGAAGATATACGACTACCTCGTGAAGCTCAAATCCAAAACTGGCTTTATAATTTAGCATATTCGCAATGGTCACCTGATGAAATGTTGTCAGGTGAATGTTGGGAGCACCTATATCCAGAAATACAACGCAGACTAGATAAAGTGAATAGTACCGAAGAAGGATGACAAAGGTAGTATCATATCTACGAGGTATACCAAACCTTAAAAATCCTGACAAACCAGAAATGCTAAAAAGATTTGTTGAAGGGGTTAATTCTGTCGGTGACACTGGTATTGTTCATAACAGTTTAGATGTTATAGATGCTGATGTTGCAGTCCTTCAAGGTTGGGTACATGATGGTAGTCCTACTACTCCTCATTTAAGACTTCGCAAAAAAGTAGCAGAAACACAACAACGCCGTAACAAGAATACAATAATTATTGATAGTAATTTATTTAACTATATCGGAAATCAAACACCGACATATTTACGGTATAGTATGAACGGAGTATTTCCTACTACTGGTAATTATTTTAACAAACATTTTGATCCTGCAAGATGGGAACAAATAAAACGTGATTATAACATCGATTTAAAACCGTGGCGCAAAAAAGGAAGACATATACTAATATGTACACAGCGTAATGGCGGTTGGAGTATGCAAGGTAACAGTGTTATAAAATGGTTAAACGAAACTGTAGCAGAATTAAAAAAACATACTGATAGGCCTATTGTTGTAAGGGGGCATCCAGGTGATCGTAGAGCTAAACAGTATCTAAAACCTCATCCTCATTATGTTGTTTCACAAAACAAAAGTATATTACAAGACTTTCAAAAAGCATGGGCAGTGGTTACTTATAATAGTACGCCTAGCGTTGCAGCTAGTATAGAAGGTATACCTGCCTTTGTAACCGATCCTATTCCTCAGACAAGCCAAGCATACGATGTATCGACACACAGTCTTAGTTTAATCGAAACTCCACAAATAAAAGATAGAGAAGTTTGGATTAAAAAAATTTGTATGTGCCATTGGAATTTCGATGAATTGTCAAATGGCGATGCATGGCGTCATATGCGTAAGTATATATAAATATATGTATGAATATAGAATTTGGCTGCGGTGATAATCCGTTAAGAAAAGATTATAAAACTTCGGATATAAGAGATATACCTGGTGTAGACTTTGCATGTCCTGCTTGGGATATAGATAATTATGTAGAATTAAATTCTGTTGATATTATCTTTTCTAGACATATGTTTGAACATTTAACATTTGCACAAGGCAAAAAAACTTTAGAAACCTGGTATAAGATATTAAAGCCAGGTGGAATGGTAGAAATGTCTTTACCTAATATGGACTTTCATATAAATCAATGGATTAAAGGAGAAGACATAGAACATGCTTTAGCAGGATTTTGGGGATGGCAACGAGAAGGCGAGACAGAAGTTTGGGATGTACATAAAAGTGGTTATAACGAAAAAACCTTAAAGACACTTGTTGAGCAGCATAATTTTAAAAAATATAAACGTTTGCCTAAAAAACCTAAACATTTATGGGTTACATTTATAAAATAATGATATGACTAATATAGTAGGCATAGTTGGATCCTGTAAACATGCTAAGGCAGTTTCAAAAGGATGTAGGCAATTAAATGATACCTTTCATCTAGTAGATTTTAATAATAAAGCAATTATAGAATCGGCTGATTGCTTTGTTCAAACTAATATGCTTAAACGAAAGTTTCTAAGAAGAACTGAAAGCATTGGAACACAAGCATATCAGTATATTGAAAAGAGCGGCAAACCTTTCTTAGTAGTTGAAAGTCCTGCATTTAGAGAACATCTATCGTATAAGCGTTACGGATGGTGGAGCTATAAATGGACTGAAGGAAACTTTAATAATGAAAATTCCCCTTCAGATAGATGGAATAAATTTGTTAAAGAAACAAACATAAGAATAAAAGACTGGCATAGTCCGGGTGACAATATAGTAATTATGTGTCAAAAGCCAACTGACAGTAGTTTAAATACCTTACACTCTAAAGGTATAGAGTTTAATGACTGGTTAGTTAATACAATTAAAGAAATTAGAAAGCATTCTGATAGAAAGATAGTTGTACGAATGCATCCAAAAAATACTGGATATAACGGACAATTAAAATTGTTAACAAAACAATATAAAGATGTTGTGGTAAGCAGAAATACTACAACAAATAAAAGCCAAGGCGGATTAGGATTAGACTTAGATCTGTCTTCAGCTTACTGTGTTGTAACATATAATAGTTTAAGTGCAGTTGAATCTGTAGTAAGAGGAATACCTACATTTGCACTAGAAGACGGAAGTATGGTATGGCCAATTGCACATAAAAAATTAAAAAATATAGAAAATCTAAATTACAACATTGACATTACGCAATGGTGTAACGATATAGCATATTGTCAATGGACTGGTGCAGAAGTAAAGTCAGGCGAAATGTGGAGTCATTTAAAGCCTATTATGTTTCCAAACGCTTAATATCTTCCTGCACCATTAGTGTTACCATATCCTTAAATGATGTTTTAGGTTCCCACCCTAGTTGATCTTTGGCTCGTTCATAAGATCCGTGTAGTGCATGTAGTTCTGCTGGACGTTTGAATCGAGGATCACTTTCTACAAAATGTTTCCATTCAGATATGCCTACTGCTTCAAATGCATATTCAAGTAATTGACCTATACTATGTTGTACTCCAGTACAAACAACATAATCGTTAGGTTCAGGCTTTTGCACCATTAAATACATTGCTTCAACAAAGTCTCCTGCAAATCCCCAATCACGCCTTGCATCTAAATTTCCTAATGTAATACTATTAGAAAGTCCTAGTTTAATCTTAGCAACTCCATCTGTAACTTTACGTGTTACAAATTCTTTGCCACGGATAGGCGACTCGTGGTTGAACAGTATACCGTTAGTAGCATGTATGCTATAACTTTCACGGAAGTTTACAGTCATCCAATAACTGTATAATTTACTCACTGCATATGGTGAACGGGGATGAAACGGTGTAACTTCATTCTGATATCCGCCTATGTTTGAATTTCCGTACAACTCACTAGTACTCGCTTGGTAAAACCTTGTACTAGGATTATGTGTATGAATTGCATTTAAAATATTTAGTACGCCCAAAGAATTAACTTCGGTTGTTTGCTTATTTAAATCCCAACTTGCACCAACAAAACTTTGTGCTGCTAAATTATAAAATTCGTTTGGCTTTAAACTTTTTACTAGATGATTCATATTTGCATCATCTGTAATATCACCAGTTACAAGTTCTACGTCATTTTCTATTCCTAAGTAATTTAAATTACTAAGGTTAGGATTACTATAACGCTTAACTAATCCGTACACTTTATAATCTTTTTCAAGTAAGTGCTTTGCGAGGTAAGGTCCGTCTTGTCCAGTCATGCCGGTTACAAATGCTATTTTTTTCATGATGCTTCTTTAAATCTTCCTTGATTAAATTTATCGTGTTTACTTTTGCCTTTCCAATGCCTAAAGCAAAGGCGTAACATTGTTCGATACATTGGCGATCGTTCTTCCATTTCTGGATGCAAGTTATGTATTCTTACATTATTCTTTCTAGCCTTTCGTATACAGTCAACCATTACCCATGTATCATGTGGCTTGCAATAAATTTCTTTATTATCAATTTTACGTGACTCGTATATATCTTCGTATTGCTTCATAAACTTACCAGCATACGGATGATTTAAGTTAAAGAAGTAAACACTTGTTTCAGCATTTTCGCGATACTCACGTGTACCATCTTCTTTAGTAGTATGACCTGGCGCACCCATGTATGTAAGCAATGTGTCTTTAGGTAGTATTGTTTGAAAAAACCGCATAGGTATTTCTCTAGTAGTTTGTGTATCTGCATCTAAATATATCAAATAATCAGCTTTAATTGTTTTACAAGCATTTATCCAGGTGTATGCTTTATATGCAAACTTACGTGTAAAATGCTTACCTCGCCAATCTAAGAATTTTTGTAGTCCAGGGTTACATTGTTTATATACATCTAATTCTACAATATTATCTGCTTGAACGGGCAGTTTAAAGTCTTCTGTATACACATATAGCGTAACTTCTTTTGGCCAATATTTGATAAAACTTTTAACAAGATTATAACCGATATTGTCATAGTACTCTTGATTCATAGTTGTTACTGCTGATATTTTCATATGGTTCTCGTTTAGGTTTAGACAAATACTTATTATATAAATAAAACACCATAAACAGTATTGGAATAACGTATGAGTATAGGCATTGTGTCAACATTTAGCGACGAAGGTTTTGAACACTACGGCAGATATTTCTTAGATAGTTTGAATAAACATTTAGATCAGTCGATAAAAATATTTTTGTATTATGATAATGTTAAGTTTAAAATTAATAAAAGCACAACTACAAAACAGATTTTAGAAGATTCTGTTCCTGAACTTACTGAATTTAAGAAAAGGAATTACTCTGATAAATCTATAAATTTTATGTTTGATGCTGTAAGATTTAGTCATAAAAGTTACTGTCTATACAATGCAGCACTTACAAAAGATGTAGACATACTTATATGGTTAGATAGTGATACCGAATTATCAAAAAAAATTACTCCTAAATATCTAAAAAACTTTATACCAGCATCAGGTGAATTTGCATCTTACCTAGGAAGATCTACATATTCGTATACTGAAACTGGATTTTTAGGTTTTAATCTACAGCATCCTTATAGTAAAGAATTTTTTGAAAGATGTAAATCTTATTACGATACAGATGAAATATACAACTTACCAGCCTATACAGACTGCCATGTGTTTGATGCAGTAAGAAAACAAATGGAAGAAGAAGGTAAAATAAAAAATAAAAATCTAAGCCCAGATATAACAAAGAATCATTTTGATAAAACCTTTGAAGGATTTCTGACACATTTTAAAGGTAATAAAAAAGACAAAAGAGAAAAGTATATTCAAAAGGCACTAAAAAAAGAACAAAAGAAATTACAGCGAGCAGCAAGTGCCTAATATAGTTGCCATAAAAGAATTGCTATGGACTACACATCCTATGCCAAGAGAAATAAAAATTGTTTCTTTTGAGGATACTAAACAAATTGAAGCAGCAGATATATTCGTGCAAACTAATATTAAAGAATGTAAAAAACAAAAGAGGTTAGGCAACATCTATCAATATGTAATAGATAGTGGAAAGCCGTTTATATGTTTAGAGTCGGCTGTATTTAGGCGTAACTTAATTACTCCGCCTCATCCTAGAGCATATCATAGATGGAGTTGGACAAGTTATTTTAGAGACGAAGGCGATTATTGTAATGCTAATAGTCCTTCGGATCGATGGCAACAAATTCAAAAAGAACAAAATATAGAAATTAAAGACTGGCAGCATCCAGGAGATAAGATTGTACTACTATTGCAACGCCCGGGCGACAGTAGTTTAAAAAATCTTATAAAGAAGTATCACAGTTATGAAATGTTTATAAAGACCGTAGTTACAGAAATACGTAAACACACTGATAGAAAAATACTAGTGAGACCGCATCCATTAAGATTAGAAAAACAAGTTCGTATTATAAAAAAACTAAAACTAAGAGGTATAGAAATAAGTGAACAACCAGGAATGCGTCGCGGATTACATGGCGGTGAACATCTATATAATGATCTTAAAAATGCCTGGGCAGTAGTAGGGTTTAATAGTAATGCACTTACTGAAACAGTTTGTGAAGGCATTCCGACATTTAGTCTTTGTCCTAGTTCTATGGCATGGGAATGTTCAAACACAAATTTAAAAGATTTAGAAAACCCTAAAACGTTTGATAGGCAACAATGGTTAAACAACTTAGGTTATTGTCAATGGAGAAGAGACGAGTGTCTTGCTGGTCTCCCTCTACAACATTTATTAAAAGGATTAGCATGGGATACAAAGTAGCAGCAATTGTGCCGGGTAAGGCAAAAAGATTTCCAATTCACGAAAGTTTTGATTTTAGTTTAAGGTTATTTGCTGAAGGTGGCAAACATCATGTTGAACCTCCAAAATGGGACGGCACTGACAAGACATTAATATGCAGAGGTGTCAGTCAAAAAATCGATCGAGTAATAGCATACTGTAAAGAATATAACATAGATTATATTCATATTGATACTGGATACTTTGGGAATGTTAAAAGAAAAATTATTCATAGGGTTTCACGCAATGCTATGCAAACATCAGGTCCTATACTAAGACGTAAGTTAGATAGAGCTACTGCACAAGGATATGAATTTTGTGAATTTACACCAGGTGAAAAAATATTAATTTGTCCACCAAGTAGAAAAATTATGCGAATGTTTGGACAGCCGCCGCCTGAAGAATGGGTAGAATCTATTATAGAAGAAATTAAAAAATATACTGACAGACCAATTGAAGTAAGATTAAAACCTAGTAGAAGAGATAGGACAAATTCAAAATCTATTACCGCAGCACTAGATGATAATGTACACTGTTTGGTAACTTACAATAGTATTGCTGCAACTGAAGCACTAATGCACGGTAAACCGGCAATTGTATTAGGCCCGCATAATGCTGCTGAAGTAATTGCAGAACGTAACATTGCTAATATTGAAAATCCGTTTATTCCGTCGGAGAAACAGATGAATAACTATGTTGCTCATTTAAGCTATTGTCAATTTACAGTATCTGAAATGAAAGATGGTACTGCTTGGAAAATAATGAATCCTATTATTTCCAGTAAGCCTCTTTCCTCTTAACCATAATATCCTTGGAGTTACTCTTACCAACATTTTTACGGTCGCCCTTCATATGATCAATCCATTTACCTAGTACAGTATTAATTAACGGATGTCCGCCGCCTCCTGTTTTAGCTTCCTTAAGATACATTTCTGCACTATAGTCTAACACATTTGGATGTATTTGTTTTATCTGATTTACAATTTGTCCAAAAACATAACTGTCGTGCCATTCTTCCATTTTAAATATTCCATGCTCTGCATCTTCGTATACACGTTCAAATTCGTCTAAGAAACTTTTGCATACAGAGTCATTAAGATTTAGTCCATAAAATCCGCACTCAGGCCATGTTTGAGATCCTTTACCTCTGCCTACGTATGTTATCCAACTAGTATCAGGTAACAGTTTTATAAACTGTTCATAAGTCCAATCCGAATGCACATAAGTATCTGCATCCATCCATACACACCAATCATTGCTTCTTTCACACGCATCGTAAACAGCATAGGTTTTGTTTGCAAAGCGCACAGCATCCCACTTAAACTTCTTATTCCAATCTCTTGGACGTCGAGCTTTTATATCATCAGGTGGGATGCCGTTTGCTTTAGGAACGTTTCCCCAGCGTTCCTTAAATGCAGTTAGTTTAGGTAAAACTTGTTTTGCATCTAATATTATTATTTGATCAGTATCGTTAACTACAGGACTACAATCTTCTGCATATACTAACAATTTAATTCTTTTATCAACATTTTCAGCAAATGAATCTAAAAATCTTTGCCCGTATAAATCTAAGCCTGGTTTGTGAAATGTAGTAACCACAGTTATTTCTTGCATTACATAATCCTTATAAGTACGCTACAAGGATATTTAACAATGAAATTTAGTCTATGGAGACAATATGGCGCTTTAAATAGCAAGCCGATATTTGATGCGTTTGAGCGTAGTTTGTGCGATGCTAGACACGATGTAGTGTATAATAGTAATGACGCCGATGTTGATGTAATATGGAGTGTACTCTGGAACGGTCGTATGGCCGGTAATGAAAGAGTATGGAAAAACGATAAACCGACAATTGTGTTAGAGGTTGGTGGCATTAAACGAGGTACAACATGGAAGGTAGGATTAAATGGCATCAATAAAGATGCATATTTTGGCGAGTCTGGAAACGATAATACCCGGGCTGATTTATTAGGTCTAAAACTAAATCCATGGCAAGACGAAAAAGAAGGCGACTATATACTTCTTTGCGGTCAACACGATAAAAGTCATCAATGGCAGAATATGCCTAGAATGAGTACTTGGTTTTTACAAACATACGAAGAAATTAGAAAACATACAGATCGACCTATCTTGTTTAGGCCGCACCCTCGTTGTAGGCTACCAGAGATAGAACGTGGACTAAAAAATGTATATAGACGAGACCCAATTCATATCTCTGGTACATATGACGATTTTGATATGAGTTTCCATAATATATATGCAACAATTAGTTATTGTAGTAATCCGGGGCCACATAGTATATTAGCTGGTGTTCCTGCATTCGTGGGCTCTAGTAGTTTAGCATATGATGTGAGTAACGACATAGACTTTCTTCATGACATAAACAATCCGTTAAAACCTGATCGAACACAATGGCTAAATGACTATGCTTGGACAGAATTTACTAGAGAAGAAATAGAACAAGGTATTCCATTAAAACGATTGACAAGTCGGTTATAATTTGTTATAATCAAGTATGCAGTTAAAAAATATTGAACAGTGTCTTGAACTCCTTGCTAATCTTCAAAAAAGTAATCTTTCTTTATTAAAAGAAGATTATACAATAATGAGTAGTATTGCTAGACAAGTATTTCGAGAGAAAGCATTAACTGACAGACAATTTAATCTAATGTCTAATAAATTGTTAGATTATAAAGAACAGTTTGAAATAAACGGCTATGAAAATTTTGACGAAGCAATACATACGCTACGACAACCTTTGAGAGAAATAGATCGTAGTAAATATATAAAAATTGTCGATGAACCAAATTCAAAAGAACGTTGGATTAAAGTAAGATTTCCGTTTAGTAAAAAATTAATTGCTAAATTACAAAGCGTTGTTTATAAAATATCAAGTCAAAAATATAGACATGCTGCAAAAAGCCACGAGCATTTCTTTTTGTTTGATGAAAAGAATGTCCGTCTATTATTAGATGTTTTTTCTCAAAACGACTTTACAATACAAAATGACTTAATTAAATTTTATAATAAAATTAATAAAGTTTTTAACAACCCACAAGATAATATTCCTTGCATATTTGATAACACTATAAAAAATGTTTCTGAAAATGTACTAGACATTATAAAAAAAGATGTACCAGATCTTAATGTTAAAAAAGTTTGTGATCGAAGATTTAGATATGGTATAACAAATATAAATTACTTGCCTACCAACGATAGTTTAGAAGAACATATTATTTCAAGAGAAAGTACTGACGTTGTAATTAAGCCTTCGGTATATAATCTTGATACTGTAGTATCGTCAATTTTATCTTTAGATAGATTTCCATTATTAATTGTAGTTAGTGCAGACAATCCATACCGTGATTTAGTTAGTTTACATTCTGCATTATCTAAAGTTATTGACAATTCAAAACAAAGTGTATTGTTTAGATTTGACAAATTTGACATCGGTAACGAATATATAAAACATCACAGTTTAAATAATTGGGTTGACAGAAATACAAAAGTAGTGTATATTATAGATAACAAATTTCCTAAAATTTTATTATCAAGTGATTGGAGACCAATTACATCGTTAATATTTAGATCTAACGTTGGTAGTCAGCGTAAACATATAATGAACTATATTGATCAAACATCAGATCTTATATTGTTCAGAGAAGAAACAATATCACCGTTTAGAAAGTATGCATATGGCAAGTTGTAAACTAATCATCGAAGATGAAGTAAACATTAAGATTGAAGGTCTTGATGTAGACGTGCGTCGAAAACTAGCAAATGCTCTTAAGTTCGAAGTGCCGTATGCAAAGCACATGCCGCAATATAAACTAGGACGTTGGGATGGCAAAGTTGCTTTCTTTGGTATCGGTGGCACAGGTTATGTTAATCATCTCAACGTTGTACAAGAAGTACTTGCTAAGAACAAAGTGCAAATTGTCGACATTGAAGATCGAAGACACCCTATACAATTAGACTTTAAACCAGTAACAGAAAACTACTGGAAGGATCAAGGCGTTGTATGGCCTGAGGGTCATCCAGCAGAAGGTGAAGATATTATTCTACGTGACTATCAAGTAGAAGCAATTAATAACTTTATTAATAATCCACAGAGCTTGCAACAGATTGCTACTGGCGCAGGTAAAACAATTACAACAGCAACGTTGTCACATATAAGCGAGCCGTATGGTAGAAGTCTTGTGATTGTTCCTAACAAGTCGTTAGTAGAACAAACAGAAGAGGACTATATTAACTGCGGCTTGGACGTAGGTGTGTACTTCGGCGATAGAAAGAACCTAGGTAAGACTCACACTATATGCACTTGGCAATCCTTAAATATTTTGGACAAGAAGCATAAGGATGGCTCAGCAGTGTTATCACTTGCAGAGTTCCTAGAAGGTGTTAGCACTGTTATCGTCGATGAGGTACACCAAGCAAAGGCAGAGGTTCTCAAGAACCTGCTTACACGCAACCTACGGAATGCACCCATTCGTTGGGGACTTACCGGCACAGTGCCAAGAGAGAAGTTTGAGTTTGAAAGTATTCATGCTTCGCTAGGCCCAGTCATTGGACAAATTAGTGCTAAAGAACTACAAGACAAAGGTGTGCTTGCAGCATGCCATGTTAATGTAGTGCAGTTAATAGACACAGTAGCACACGCAGGTTATCAAGAAGAATTAAAATATCTAACAACAAATACAGAACGATTAGAGTACATAGGCAAAATATTAAACACAGTAAAAAATTCAGGCAACACACTAATATTAGTAGACAGAATTAGTGCAGGTGAAGCACTAGCAGAACTTATACCAGACAGTACGTTTGTAAGCGGTGCTGTTAAAAACAAAGACAGGAAAGAAACATATGACACAATTCGTGAAGGAACTAACGAAGTTATTATCGCAACCTATGGAGTTGCTGCCGTGGGTCTTAACATTCCTCGTATCTTTAACTTGGTTCTTTTGGAGCCTGGGAAGTCTTTCGTAAGAGTAATTCAGTCAATTGGTAGAGGTGTAAGAAAGGCAAAGGACAAAGACTTCGTGCAAATATGGGACTTGACATCGACATGCAAGTTTGCGAAGCGGCACCTTACACAGCGTAAAAAGTTTTACAAAGAGGCGCAGTACCCATTTACCATAGAAAAGGTAGATTGGAAATAAAATGAGAATATTAACTTTAGAAAATAAATGCTTTTTTCTAGATGACTTACCGGATAAGATTGAAGAAGATATACGATTTAGTGTATTAGATAATTCAGATCCTAAAGAGCCAGATTTCTTTTTTATACCATTGGTATTTTTAGAATCTTTTAGTGCTCCGGCAATAGTGCTCAATATCGATGGTTATGAAATAACCATACCAGTTGATTGGAGCGTAGCAGTAGGCTGCTCTGAAAGTGGTAACGACATTGAAGTATTGCCGTTAACTAGTTTAAATGACAGGGGCTTCGAAGCATTTGTTTTTAATCCGTTATCGAGTTATAAGATGGCTTTTAAGAAATTAGAAATTGTTAATTTTTATACAGATGTAAAATGGTACTTTCCTAAAATGAAAAACGGACAATTATTAACTGTGCCACTTTCAGCAGGTGATAAACCAGATTGTGCATTTTTTGTAAAAGACATTTCAAAGCAATGTGAAATAATAGAATACAGTAAGTTATTATAGGAGATATAATGGAAGAATTATATAAAGAATGGATGCAGATAATTGACCAGCAACTATCAAAAAATACACCGTTGGAATTAGCAGCAGTACTTGTAGCTCAGGGTATGGCGTTATACAAAACAGTGTTGCCTGAAGATGACTATGACGATATGATTAACCTCATCGCCAATAACAAAGATCAGATAAAGCCCTTCGATATAACTAATAGTAATGCCAAGAAAATGCATTAGGAGATTAATATGAAAGCAGGAAAAATTTGGGGTAACACTGAACTAATTCACGCAAACGGCGTATTAGAGTTTCATCGCATTGAATATAAAGCAGGATTTAAATGTTCAGAACATGAACACCAATTTAAGTGGAACGGCTTTTTTGTCGAGTCAGGAAAGATGCTTGTACGTGTTTGGCAAAACGGAGATAACACAGGATTAGTTGATGAAACTATTCTTGAAGCAGGTGACTTTACACAAGTTAAGCCAGGCAAGATTCACCAGTTTGAAGGTCTAGAAGACGGTGTAGCATTTGAACTATACTGGGCAGAATTCAATCATGATGACATTGTAAGACGCACAATAGGAACTCCAGTTAGTGCTGGCAAGAAAAAATAAATTGATACCTGGCGAAGCTCTTATATACGAAAGAGCCGACGGAGTTGTTTATGCTAGATACAGAGATCCTCCGCACAGAGATATACCACGCTGGATTGTAGGCGGAGAACCCGGTGCAATATCTAAAGCACAAGGTACTATATTTGGATATGACGAATGGCGTGAAATGCAAATTTGTGCAGATAAAAATCCTGCACTAAAAAAACAATTAGATAGATTAGTTATTATGTATTATACCATAAAGGATAGCACAGAATGAGAATTATTGCAGGACCGTGTCAACATGAATCGTTAGCGCAATCTGCTGCTATTGCAAAAGAATGTAAACGTGTATGTGATAAATTAGGTATTGAATATTACTTCAAAGCAAGTTATGACAAAGCAAACCGTACAAGTATAAATGGTATCCGTGGTATGGGTATGGAGGCAACACTTACAGACTTTCGTACTTTAAAAGAGCAATACAATGTGAAAACACTTACCGATGTACACGATGTAATGCAAGTAAAAGCAATAACAAATCAATATAATGATGCAGTTGATGTTCTACAGATTCCTGCATTCTTATGTAGACAGACTGATCTTATTACAGCAGCATGTGCAACAGACAAAGTAGTAAACATCAAAAAAGGACAATTCCTTGCACCGTGGGATGTACCTAGTATACTTACTAAAACTATAAGTGCTAGAGAAGTCTGGATAACAGAAAGAGGAACTAGTTTTGGATACAATACCCTTGTTGTTGATTATTCAGGTCTTGATTGGATGCTCCGCAATCTTGATGTGCCTATTGTGTATGATTGTACACACTCTGCCCAAAAACCCGGCGGGCAGGGTAGTAGCTCAGGCGGGAATCGTGATCTTGTTCCTGGGTTCGCTCGTAGCGGGGCTGCTCTCGGGATTTCAAATTTCTTCCTCGAAGTACACGAACTGCCTGATAACGCACCATCAGACGGTCCGAATATGCTTCGACTAGAAGACTTCGAGGAGGTGGTACGTGACATCGTCGGCTATTCTTATACCCGCTAGATACCATAGCACACGCTTTCCAGGTAAGCCTCTATGTATGCTAGATGGCAAGACTATGATACAACGTGTAGTTGAAGCATGTAAGCAAACAGACTATGATGTGTATGTGCTTACTGATCACAAGTTAATTGCACAAGCAGCTCAAGCAGCCGGTGCAGAGTTTTTTATCGATAGCGAACCATACGAAAATGGCACCGAAAGATGTGCTGGTGCTATACGAAGTCGTAAGTTTAACGAGTACGATCAGTTTGTTAACGTACAAGGCGATATGCCTGACGTAACACCAGAGTGTATTGATAAGTGCATGTGGCACTTAAAGAACTATCCAGTGACAACAGTGTTTACAGAAATGCCAGAAGCAATGCAAAACGATCCTAACTCAGTCAAGTTAGTAAGAGCAGGTGACCAAGCACTATGGTTTGGTAGAGGTATGACCGGTTACGGCGACTGGCACCTAGGTGTGTATGGATATAAGAAAAATCCTTTACAGATGTATCATCAATTAGACGTAACAAAAGAAGAACGTGTAGAAAAATTAGAACAACTACGCTGGCTAAAAAGTGGTTGGCAAATTGGTTGTTTGAGTGTATACTTTAAAGGTATAGAGATAAACTCACCTGAGGATGTAGACGCTTGGCACAAAAATTACCAATAAAAGATATACTTGCTGCGGTTGACATGGGCGCAAAGAATGTTTGGGATGACTTGTCAAACGAAGAACGTAAACAAGTATCGTTTTGGCTTCTTAACCGCTATATAAGCGTCATACAAGGGTCTCGAGAAAAACAAGAGCTCGCAGTGTTCAAAACAAATGAATACTATAACAAGAACTGGAATGTGCTTGGTATGAAGCATCCAAAGTTACAATGGCAGTTACTATGCCAAGCAGGTAACACAGGAAAGATAGAATATCATCCTTGGATAGGATTTAAGAAAAAAGGCACCACTACTAATAACGGAACAAAGTTATTAGAAAGAATTTACCCAAACATGAAACAAGATGAGATAGAATTACTTGCTAGTCAATATACAAAAAAAGAACTCAAACAGTTGGCTGAAGAGCATAGCATTGACATCAAGCTCTAAACCATATGTATGTGAATACTGCGGCAGCGGATATGTAAGAGAAAAAACTCTTGCAGCGCATATGTGTGAAAAGAAACGCAGGGCACTGCAAAAAGATGAGAAGAGAGTACGACACGGCTTTTATGCATTTCAAAGATTCTATAAATTAAGTGCTGGTGCTAAGAAAGAAAAGACATATCAAGACTTTTGCAGTAGTCAATATTATAATGCATTTGTAAAGTTTGGTAGTTTTATTAACAACGTAAAGCCTTTGTATCCTGAAAAGTATATTGATCATGTTGTCACAAGTGGTGTAAGATTAGATCACTGGTGCAGAGAAGAAATGTATGAATCGTATGCAGTTGACCTTATTAGAAAAGAAGGTGTCGAAACTGCATTAGAAAGAAGCATTACTACAATGACAGAATGGGCTGAAGAAAATAAACCAGCAACATGGAATCAGTATTTCTTTCATGTAAGCACAAACAGAGCTGTGTGGAATATAAAAGATGGAAAGATATCACCTTGGTTAATTCTAAACTGTGCAAGCGGTAAAGAGTTGTTAGGAAAGTTTAACGACGAGCAATTAAAGATGATATATAACGTACTTGATCCAGAACACTGGGCATTAAGATTTAGAAGACAAAAAAATGATTTAAGTCTTGTTAAAGAAATTGTAGCAAAGAGTAGATTATGAAAAAATCATATAGCCAAGCATTTCAAGATAAATTTGCTTATGACAATTGTCGAAAGAAAACATATATTGAAATAGGCGCAGCAAAGCCTGTGAGTAAAAACAATACACATTTGTTAGAACAAAAGTATGGCTGGAAAGGTTTTAGTATTGAAAAAGATAAAGTTTTTGAGAAAGAATGGGTAGATTCAAAAAGAGAAAATAAAATATACTGGGCCGATGCAATTAGGTTTAATTACAAACAAGCTGCTATAGAAAATAATTTACGTAAGCATATTGGATATCTTAGTTGCGATATTGATCCGCCAGAGAATACTTTTCGTGCATTAAAAAAAGTTATCAGTTCAGGGTTTACATTTGATGTTATAACTTTTGAAGATGACAGATATCATGCTAGTGGAAACTGGCATAAAGTTGCTGAGCAATATTTAAAGAATTATAATTATAAAGTAGCAGTAAGAGATGTTACAACAAAAAAAGGACAACTGTTCGAAACATGGTTTATAAATGATAATTATTATTTTGAAACCATTGACTATATAGATTGGAAAGGAAATTTAGAATGGAGTTAGTTTATCATCCTAATAAACTATTAGAAACAAAATGTGATGAAGTTGATATTGAGAATATTAATTTTGATCCAAAGGAGATAAAGGCTAAAATGGTTGCATTTATGCTTAACAATAATGGCATAGGATTAAGCGCAAACCAAGTTGGTATAACAGACAAACGTTTATTTGTTATGGCAGACATTAATGATAAGTCGCAAAGTATTATATGTATCAATCCAACTATTCTTCAGCATACTGCTGAACATGTTATTATGGAAGAAGGCTGCATGAGCTTTCCAGGTACTTGGTTAAAAGTAAAGCGTCCAAAAGAAATACTTGTACACTTTTACGACGAAGACCTAGTAGAACAAGTATTTAAGATGGATGGCCCAAATGCTAGAATATATCTACACGAAATGGATCATACACTGGGTATCACTTTTAAAGATCGTGTAACAAGACCGAAGTGGGAACTGGCTGAACGCAAACGGAAGAAACTAGAAAAAAGAACACAGGCAGCATAAACAAATGCCTGATATCGATATTGACTTTGCAGATAGAGATATAATACTTTCTCAAATCAAACACAGGGTTGCAAAGCTAGATACAGACAAAAAACATAACACCGGTGTGTATGTAACTGAGTGTCCTCACAACCCTGTTGACAATCTGTCAACAGTTGATTACAAGACCGCAGAAGAACGTGGATACTTTAAACTAGACTTTCTCAACGTAAGCATATACAAAGACGTTACAAACGAAGCACACTTAAACACATTAATGAAGAAGGAACCATTATGGCAACTATTGGAATACAAGGACTTTTCAGATCAAGTGTTTCACCTAAACGGGCACAACGAACTATTGCAGCAATTGAAGCCTACTTCGGTAGAACAGTTAGCAGCAACACTAGCGATAATACGGCCTGCGAAGAGGCATCTTGTCAACGAAACATGGCAAACCATAGAAACAGAAGTTTGGAAGAAGCCTAAAGACGGCAGTTACTATTTTAAAAAAGCACACGCTGTAAGTTATGCAATGGCGTGTGTAGTGCATATGAATCTAATATGCGAACAACTAAATACTTGATGCATTGTATAACAAGCTTTCATAAAGACCACTGGGATTTATATGCAAGAAAATTTTTATCTTCTTGGAAAATACATTGGCCATCAAAATCATCTCTGACTATATACGGACAAGAGTGTGAATCACTTTGTGCAGAATATCTCGAAGATGATAGAATAACATATATTGATTTGGACAGCGTTGAAAATTTTTCTGTATTCAACAAGGATGCAAAAACCCGTATAGATAATATGGAAGATAAAAAGCGCAAAGGTAAATTTGAAAAATGTTTACGATGGGCGCACAAAGTATATGCAATATGCGATTATATTGATCAACATAATATACCATTTGTTTGGCTAGATGCAGATGTAGTTACTCTAAGAAAGATTCCGTCAGCACCTAAATTCTTTAGACGTATGATTAAAGAATATGATATTGCAGTTGCAGCAGAAATTCAAAAAGGATTTGAACACTGGGAAACAGGATTCTTTGTTGTTTCTGGAACTAAAGAACAACGTTCGTTAATTAGAACAAACATGTTATCTATATACGACAGTGGCGACTTATATACTAGGAAAAACTATTGGGACGGGCATATATGGCCTGAAGCGTGTACACATATGAGACTGCATGATTTAAATATGGATATGAATAGTGACACACCCGGTGCTTTTAAAAATACATTTGTAAGAAAATATATGATGCATGCCGCAGGTCCTAGGAAGTTTAACAAGAACGAGTCTCTTAATCCTAGATCAGGTAGACTTAGGCTTTCGGATTAATTGAACATTTTTTCGTTTAATTCTTTTAAGAGCTAAGTTATTTAAATTTACTGTTGGACCAATTGTAATATTAACATCTTTAGAATTCATAGTTATAATAATATCTTTAAATTGCACAAGTTCTTTTTTTAAAAAGATATTAATAGGAATCATCCTATTAGATTCCCACCACCAAACTTCGCCAAGATCAAGAAATTTCATTCTATGTTTCTCGGTTTTAATTTTAGTGTATACATACATTGATGTGACCCATTGGTCTTGATTTATGATAATTCCAATAAATTCATTTCCACCGTATTGTACAACACTCAAAAATGGAAAATTTTCCTGGATATCTTTTAATAACATTTTTTAAATAAATACTTTCATGCAACTAGTACAGAGATATTTAGCAAAAAACAGGATTAACACAGTAGTCAATTTGGCAGGATTCATAACGGAGTATAGACCAGTGTATAGTAGACAGATAAAAGTATATAAAGGTATTGCAAATACTTTAGAATTTAGAATGTTAAACAGCGATCAGAAGCCAGTTAACGTAGCAAACTATACCCCTAAGTTTCAAGCATTTGACGAAAACAAAAAATTAATTATAGATAAAGTAGGAACAGTACTTGACGATGGTAGTAGTGCAACTAGAGGACTGTTTACTATCGAAATTACTGAAAGTGATATGCTAGATATTAAGCAGCAATACCTAAGTTATAGCGTTCACTTAGTTGACGACACTACGGGCGTTCCGGTAATAACCTATAGCAATAGTGCATTTGAAAATAACGGAACTATACTTATAAGTGCAGAAGCATTTCCAGGACCGTCAGAAGCATTTACTGTAAGTTCATTTACACAAGACGGAACAAACTATGTGTCAAATGTAATTACAGCTGAACCAGGTATAAACGGAAACACTGCATTACATACCGCAGTTGTCTATACAAATTCTTATGTAGGAACTTTAGAAATACAGTGTACACTAGATAATCAACTAGACGGCTCACCGTCGTGGGTTACTGTTAAAACAATTACATTCGATGGAACAGAGACTGCACCAGTGCCAATAAACTACTACGGTGTATACTCTTATACACGTTTTGTAGCAAGTACTTCAACTGCTGATAAAATTACAAAGATCCTTGTAAGAAACTAATTGACATATACTCGACAGTATGTTAATATAATTGTATGAGTACCGTATCTGATACATTATCATCATTCTTGCCAGGCAAGCGCAAAACAACTCCGAGTGGGTGGATTGCGTTTAACGCACCTTGTTGTACACACAACGGCGAGTCAATTGATAAAAAGGCTCGAGGCGGCCTCATAACAGAAGGTGATACAGTCAGCTATCACTGCTTCAATTGCGGCTATAAATGCAGTTGGCAACCAGGTAGACCATTTTCACATAAGATGCGTAAGTTATTCCAATGGTTAGGAACACCTGATGATATAATCACAAAGGTTGCACTTGATGTGATGAGAGAGAATGAAGGTGTACAAGTACAAACTCGTATTGCCGAGATGCCTACATTTGATTCAGTACCTCTTCCAGACGATGCTATTAAGATTGCTGACATTAAAGATTTTAATAAATTCAGCATGGGTGTGTTAGAATATATGGCACAGCGTGGACTGAATATGGATGATACTTCATACTATTGGTCACCAAGTTTAGGGTATCGAGATAGACTAATTGTACCATTCTTCTACGAAAGCAGAATTGTAGGATGGACTGCTCGAAGTGTACTTCCGGATAAGAAACCTAAATACTTAACGGAAGTACAACCCGGCTTTGTCTACGGATTAGATGAGCAAAGTTACAATAAAATATTTACAATCTTATGCGAAGGACAGATTGATGCTATACATGTAGATGGATGTGCATTAGGTGGTAGTGAAATATCTGATCAACAAGCAATGCTTTTAAACCAATTGCAAAAAGAAATTATTGTTGTACCCGATAGAGATAAAGCAGGTAGTAAATTAGTTGAACGTGCAATTGAATTAGGATGGAGTGTTAGTTTACCAAACTGGCCATCAGAGATAAATGACATTAGTGATTGTGTTGGTAAATATGGTAGGCTATATACGTTATACAGTATTGTAAACAATTCTGAAAGATCACCGTTAAAGATAAGATTGAAAGCAAAAAAATGGTTTTGAATGTATTAACTAAAATTTGGTTAGGAATAATATTTGGTGTTATGGTTATATGGGAAATTATTACATGGCCGTACACAAAATGGAAAGAAGATCAAAAGTTTAAACGTAAACTAAAAGAACTCAAAGAACGAGATCCGTTCATTTACAAATAAGGAATAATATGAAAAGTGAATTTCAAGTAGGGATGGTGGAATCTCTAAAAAGGTTTTTAGCACACAGTAGCATAATGCTTACACTAATATTTTTTATAGGTCACGTACTTATTGCAATGACTGTAGTAAGTTTAATGACAGGTGCAAGTATTTGGGAAGCCGGTGCTGTTGCATTAGTAGAGCCTGCTGTAAACAGTGTTTGGTTTTATGTATTACACAAAGTTTGGGGTAAGTATATTGGTTGAGATTATAATATATAATATTGTATTTTGGGGTATATACTATTGGATATGTAGCCTACCAGAGCGTATGTTTGACAGGATGTTAAAAGAAGATGGAAACTAATATAATAAAACAACCACAAATGCTGCAAGGTAATAGTGCTCAACCAATGAATGAAGGTGATAAGTCAGTGCAGGGCAACGCGAAGAATGCTCCGTTCAATCCTCACACTTATCCTAATTCAGAAAACGTTACACCGCCTGTAAACAAAGCAGCAGTACGTGTAGTAGAACCGTCTACAAGAGCAGCCGTAAGAATGAGCCCTACAGAAGTTTATCATAAGAAAAAAGAACAGATGGACTACGAAATGCGACAAGCTATTTTAGCAGAATATCGTAAGGATGGATCAATTAAACCTCCTGAGCTTGATACAGGAACAAACGTAGATATAGAAGTATGATTACCTGGGGTATAAGTGCTAATAGCCACGACGCTGCCTTGGCAGTCTTTACTGATGAAGGATTAGAATTTGCTAGTCATAGCGAGCGCTTTAGTGGCATAAAAAATGATGCACACTTAAATAGAGGAATAATAGATTATGCAAAACAATGGGGAGAACCAGATGAAGTTATCTGGTACGAAAGACCTCTCGTCAAAACATGTAGGCAACTCTATGCCGGACAAGGATTTCGGTTTCGCGAGAACAATATTAGTCAGTATCTTCAACGGTATGGGATACGTACTCCTATTAGGTATACTGATCATCATCTTGCCCATGCTGCTGCCGGCTATTATACTAGTCGCTTTACAGAAGCCTGCTGTGTGGTTATCGACAGCATTGGAGAATTTAAGACTCTTAGTACTTGGATGGCAAAGGGTACTGAAATTAAAGAAACATTTAGCCAGTCGTACCCACATTCCGTTGGGCTATGGTATTCCGCGATCACGCAAAGAATTGGACTAAAGCCACAAGAAGATGAGTACATACTAATGGGTATGGCAGCATATGGCGATCCAAATAGATTGTATGCTGATATTAAAAACGACTTCTTTGGTAACGGAAAGGCTCTGATAAATTTTAAACGTAACTTACACCGAGGCTGTTTAGATTGGAGACCTGAACTTAATAGTATGCAGGATTTATTTGACATTGCAGCAGCAACGCAAAAGATTTACGAAGAAGTATTAGATGACATACTAAGACACGCTAAAGCAAATACTACTTCAAATAATTTAGTATTAATGGGAGGCTGTGCGTTAAATTGTTCAGCTAATCATATAGCATACAAACATTTTGGTAACGTATGGATAATGCCTAACCCGGGTGATTCAGGTAGTGCTATCGGTTGTGTGCTTGCACATAAAAAAGAACATATGCCTATGGGACATACGTTTACAGGATATAACATAGAAGGAGAGTACCCAGTTGAAGAAACAATCAAAGAACTTGCCCAAACTGGCATCTGCGGAGTCGCGTCGGGTAGGGCAGAATTTGGCCCGCGGGCTTTTGGTAATCGGTCTTTGCTTGCTGATCCTCGTGGCAATGACATCAAAGACAGAGTCAATGTCATTAAACAACGACAACAGTTCAGACCTTTTGCTCCAGTAGTACTTAGAGAATACGCAGAAGATAATTTTGACGGATATACAAATAGTTTTATGCAGTTTACTTCAATCTGCAAACACCCAGATCGATACCCTGCAATTTGCCACGCAGACGGAACAAGCAGAGTACAAACAGTAGGTCCGAACGGAAGTGGTATACGACGACTGTTAGAGGCCTGGTACGAGCACACAGGATGTCCTATGCTACTTAATACAAGTTTAAATATCAAAGGTAAGCCTATTGTAAATGACTTGACAGATGCTAAAAACTTTGCTACAATGTACAACATAAAGGTGTGTTCATGACTAGACAAAATACAGACTATGGGTATGAGATACAGAAGGTGTATCTTGAAATGATGATGACAGACGCTGAGTCGTTTGTTAGAGCCCAAGCGGTATTTGATCCTAGTAACTTTGATAGGCGCTTGCAAGATACTGCAACGTTTCTAAATGATTATGTTATTGAGCATAACGCATTGCCCACGTT